CCAGATGCAATATACTGTCCTATCTCTACATCTTGCAATATAGACTGAAAAAATAGTGAATCCCAACCTTTTGCTGTCCTAACTCCTTCTCTATTATAGGCTTTTGTTCCAGCTACATTGTTTAAATACGAATCTTCGTCTACAATTGTTCCTACAAACACTACTTTTCCATCGTCTGAACCAGGAACAACTGATGTATCTATCCATCTTCTAAATTTGTCTCTCTGTAATTGCGTTCCAGTGTTACCATCACCCTCACCATCATCGATTATTGTCAATGTTGGTCTATATGCGTTATATTTAAGTCCCCTAACCTTCTGTCCAGTACCACGAACCATTATTTTGCAGGTACCAGATGGACTCCCATCGGGGTGGAAACCCGTAATTATCTCTTTTTCTTCCTTTCCCCACACATCGCCCATCCTGTCACCGAAAAAATATTGCAACTTTTCATTATATTCGATTTCGTCACCCAGAGCTTCTAATAAATACTTAGACTGCATCTCAGATTCCGAAATTAGCAAAATAAATCGCTCTTCCCCGAATAAAATTCGGTGTAGTGGGTAAAGTAAAGAAACAAGTGTTGTCTTGGCGTGCCCTCTGGGAGCAACAACAGCTAATTTTTTGCCAGATTCTAACTTCATCAAAGTATTTACTACTTTTCTATGGAAATCTGGGCTTTCACTTCTAACGTGATAGTTCATTGGTTGAGTTTCGTCACCAAAAATGAATTTAGCAAAGAAAAAAAAGTCTAAATACATCCTTTTTAACAGTGCCTTCTTCTGTGCTGGGGTTACTTTCAAGATTGACCTATCTCGCTAAACTCATTCATATTTTCAAATAAGGCAGTTAAGACGTTAATTTCGGTCATTAGTAGTTCTACGACCTTAGTGACATCTTCAGTCACCTTGTACTTTTCGCCCCTTAACTCTATTTCTCTTTTTTTTGTGTCTAGTTTTATTTTTAAGGTGCTTACTGTTGGTATCTTCGTCTTCACTAATGCCATTTAATTCTCCATTCTCTAGAAATTGTTCTATTTGTTTATCAGAAATTTTTATGGATGCAGCTTTAAGTACCTTTTTATCAGTGTCAGATAATGCATATATAGTCTGACCTTCAATCTGCTGCACTTCTTTATTAAAGTGACCTCTTAACTCAGTTACCTTATTTAAAGCATTTAATCTTACACCTGCAGATATTTTTTCATTTTCAATAAAATTCTTATACTTAATTGCGATATAGTCATCATCTGCACCTATATCATCAAATCTATCTTTCATTAATTTACTCATATGTTCCTTTACCGATTTTTTTCTTAAAATATGTAGACCTCGCTGTAATGATGTCGTTGGGTTGTTATCCCTATATACAGACTGATACGCACGAACCACACTTTCATAGCTCCACATACCATCATCGCCTAAATCTGCTATATCAATTAACCTATTGACAAACATACTCTGTTTTAACGTAGGCTTAACATCTTTAAGTAAATCATACCTGTGGCCATTGTCCCAGTGCCAATCATTACATTTACGTGCAAATATAGAAGATTTATAGGTAGGAACCTCTCCATATCCAGTCCTTATATATATAACTGGCTTTTTATGGGTCTTCTTATTCTCTACTCGCCTATTTAAAACTTGAAGGACTTTATCATCCGAAGTAAGTATCCAATCGCCTTTTTCTGCGTTTCTCCAATCTTCTTGGTACTCTATGCTTAAATCGCTGCATTCATCCACATCATAAACGTCAAACACTTTGTTTCGGCACTTAACTTCCATCAAATAATATAATAAAAAAATTGTAATAAATAAAGGAATGTTTTATATTTAAGGGTAAGATGGTTGGTTAAATACTTCTTGGTCTTACAAAACAAAGCTGTCACAAGAAGGGGTTATGCAAAGCAGCTAGCGAGTCGAAGGTAAAAAAGCGAGCATAAGGACTATACAGAGTTTAAATAAAGTTACCCGTATATATTACTGTATTGATATATATATCCAAAGCTCATACACGGCTCCGAGTACAAAGGGATAGGACGCACCTTAGCATTAGCTAGGGGTAGGAAGTCTCTATCCTTAACCCAAAAAAACACTCACCAAGTACAAAGATTCATATGTATTAAAAAATAATATATGAGGGGCGTAATGTAAGTTCTCACATAGTATAGCATATTCATCACCACGTATTCCCCACGCCCCTCTCCCCCTTTCAAGCTAAAGTTTAAAAATTGTAAAAAAAATGGATGGTTACCTCTTATATATATAGCCACCCCCTTCGCGAACGGACCAATTCCATCAATTCCGTTGACTTCGATTTTTGATTTCTGTTGACTTTAATCTCCATTTGCCGTCATATAATGTCTTATGCTGTTGCTCTTGCTGTTGCTTTGTCAAGTATTTCTTTTGTCGACGGAGAATAGCCTCAAAATTGCCTATATTTTCAAATGTTATGCCTAAATTGTTGCAGATTGAGACAGGAATTAAGACGAAATATGATAATGCTTTTTGACATAGTGAGGTGCTGAAAATGACCTTTCAATTGGTTCACAGACAGAGACGGACAGAGTCCTACAACAAACGAATTGATTTAAGTTTGGTATGCCTAAGGGATACAAGGATAAATGTAACAAAGTTACTACAACTCTTACAAGGCTGAGACACACGAACCAAGAGTGCTGAGATAACCACTGAAAGTAAGAAGGGAGACACTGAACAAGGTACGGAATAAGAGCCGTGCTTATGGTAAAGAATAATCAACTTTATCGAAGAGGAATAGCCGTTTGATTAGGCATTAGCCACGATAACAAGAACAGCAGTAATTACTTGTACTAAGACGCTACAATAAATTAAGCCTTAGGGTTAATATGTAGAAAGGAATCGGGACTATTTAGAGCAGAACGGGACTATAAGGATTAAAAGAGTAATACACAAAGACACTAAGTATTTTATTGAGTATGGACTCCTAACAGAAATGTTAGAAACTGGTTCGAATCCAGATTAATCCTCAATTTTTCAAATAAGAGAAGGAGATGGACTAATGGGTAAATTATACCTTTGGAAAGTACAACCTTATCAAGAGGGTGTACTAGCAACGGCAGTAAGAGTTAGTTACTGGAATAATCAGATAGAAGTAATGCACGGAGTCGGAGAGGTCTTCAATTACGAAGAGGAAAAAGAGATGACTCACGACAATAGAGCAACGGAGTATGAACTGCAAAATGCTCTAGGTTTAGCCGTAGGCTAAATAGAAGCAGTAGGAATGTGTAGGGTTAAGTAACCTAACTAGCCGTGCCGTTATACTTACCGAAAGTATAATGTAGCATTAGCAGTTATGAGGAGCATTACCTCACTACACACTATTTATTAAGTAAGGAGAATAGGCGAATGAAAGAGAACTACAACTCTTTTGTGGTAAACCCTTCGCAAGTAATAGATGTGCTTAAAGCATTTCCAAGCACGAAGGGAAACCTTGAACAGAGTATAATTGATGTTTTTGAAAGCAGTAAAGATGAATCGCACTCTGAAAGAGTGTTATTAGATGATTTCACTGGGGTTTATATCCAAATGTATACTATGGGTAATATATTCGGAGTAAGAGAAAGTGTTAAATTTTATATTGGTTGTGATGACGGAATGCCTAGAGTTTATGCTGAAGGGGTAAAAAAGATTTTAGATAATGAAGGAATAGATTATAAATTGAATTAATCCACACCAACACACCGACACTACACACAGAGACCACTTTCTCGAAGGCTAGGTTAAGCAACTGACGAAGTAGGCGATTTATCGACTAGGTGCAGTCATCAAGGAGCGATACCTTGACTAGCCTCAATTTTTTCATAATAGAAGGAGTAAATGACGATGGACTATAAAAAGTTAGCGAAGAGAATAAGAGAAGCAAAACCATACTATGACCATTATGAAGGGGGTGCTTTAGAACACCGAATACAAGACGCAGTCGGAGAAGTTTATGAGGATATAGCAAGGATAATAGAAGAGATAATAGAGGAGAAATAAGTAATGTATAAATGGAGCAAATCAACTGGTAAAATGAAGGGCATACCATCACTAAACACAGACACTACGACTAATCCCTTCTGTATTAAGATGAGCCAAACAGATAGCATTTGTAATAGTTGCTATTCTATGAAGATGCTGAAGGGACTATATAAGAAGAACTGCGTTCCAGCATTCCAAAGGAATGGAGATTATTTATCTAGCAAGGTTCACGATTACGAATATCTACCAAAGGTAGAATCAACAACGGCTAGATTTTCATCTCACGGAGAGTTAATTAATGAGAATCATTTAATTAATCTACTGAGGATAGCAATGAATCAACCATATACAACATTTACACTATTCACTAAACGGAAGGACTTAGTAAATAAAGTAATGAGTCAATATGAGAAGCCAAACAATATGATATTTATCTTCTCTAATGCGAAGGTAGATAAAATAATGAATGATGTTCCTAAATACTTCGACAAGGTATTTAATGTAGTGACGAAGGAACAAGAAGAGGTTAATTGTCGAGGGGCTTGTATAACTTGCCTCAAATGTTACAGAACGCAAGACAGAACACAACAAATAGTGGAGGTTATAAAATGACAAAGGAAAAAGATTGTTGTATTCCTAACATTCATAAAGACAGAAAAAAAGATATGACGGAAGACTATTTAGATGCCTTCGACCATATAAGGAGTTTAGCAGACCTTGAATGGAATGGGAGTATAACAAGAGAAACATACTTTAACCGAATAGATGATATAATAACAAAAATAAGCGAAAAGGAGAATAAAAAATGAAAACTAACGACATAAAAAAAGGAATGCAAATCAAAACATCTCAACTAGGAGTACTAGTGAGTGGGGTAATGATGGATAACGCGAA